AGTAAAATTTATTGATAACTATATCCGAGCTGCTGTTGATGAAGGTACAGTGGCTTGTCGTGTTGGTTGGGCATTTAAAGAAGAAGAACAAGAAGTCGAAGTACCTGTCACACAGATGGTTCAAACTATGGGACAAGATGGTGTGCCAATGCTTGCACCACAACAAGTTGGTGTCGAGATGCAAATGCAGATGGTCACTATTGAAAACCATCCGACATTAGAAGTATGTGATTATAAAAACCTTACTATTGACCCTTCATGTGAAGGTGATATGGATAAAGCTAAATTTGTTATCTATAGTTTTCAGTCTTCATTATCAGACCTTAAAGAAGATAACCGATATAAGAACCTGCATAAAATAAATGTCACCAGTGGTTCACCGCTTAATAGTGCAGATCACGAATCAGATGACGAATCTAATTTTAATTTTAAAGATAAGCCACGTACTTTATTTGCTGTACATGAATACTGGGGATTTAGGGATATCGATGGTTCAGGTACATTAACGCCTATTGTTGCTGCCTGGGTAGACGATGTTTTAATTCGATTAGAACTTAACCCATTCCCTGACCAAAAACTTCCATTCATTGTGGTGCAGTACTTGCCTGTACGTAAATCTATCTATGGTGAGCCTGATGGTGAGTTGTTAGAAGACAACCAGAAGATTGTAGGGGCTGTTACACGAGGCATGATTGATATCATGGGTCGAAGTGCCAATGCACAACAAGGTAGTCGTAAAGACGCTTTAGATGTCACTAATAAGCGTAGATTTGATGCAGGTCAAGACTATGAATTTAATCCTGGTACTGACCCAAGACAAGCATTCTACATGCACACCTTTCCTGAGATACCTAACAGCGCATTAAATATGTTGGGCATACAAAATGCTGATGCTGAATCTATGTCGGGTGTTAAAGCGTTTAATGATGGTATTAGTGGTGATTCACTTGGTTCTAACGTAGGTGGTATTCGTAGTGCGCTAGATGCAACGTCAAAACGTGAGTTAGGTATCCTTAGACGATTAGCAGACGGTGTTAAACAAATAGGACGTAAGTTTATCAGCATGAATGCTGAATTCTTAGATGAAGAAGAAGTAGTACGAATTACTAATGATGAATTCGTTACTGTTAGGCGTGATGACCTTGCTGGTAACTTCGACTTAATACTTACTATCAGTACACCTGAAGCAGATAACGATAAAGCAAAGAACTTAGCATTTATGTTACAGACATTAGGTAATAATGTTGACCCACAAATTACTAATCTACTGTTAAGTAACATTGCTACGTTACATAAGATGCCAGCACTAGCTAAACAGCTTGCAGAATACAAACCAGAGCCTGATCCGCGTCAAGAACGTATGGCGCAACTACAAGAAGAATTACTAATGGCTCAAATCGATAATGAAAGAGCTAAAGCTGAAGAAAACAAAGTTGATGTTGGTCTTAAACAAGCTAAAACAGCTACTGAGCAAGGTAAAGCAAGACAATTCAATAGTGAGTCAGACTTAAAGGATCTTACCTTCCTTAATGATGAATCTGGGTTAAATAGACAACATGAAATGAACTTAAAAGAACATGACCGTGGTACTGAGTTAGATAAGCTTACTGCTAATTCATTAATGCAAGGAAATGGGCAACAAAGTGATGACTTTACCCCTATACCTGCTTTAGAGTAAGTACTATTACCTTATAGTAATAAACTAAACAACAATAATAATATCTCGTATCAGAGGACACATGAAATGAATAATGCAGAACAATTACAACAATTAGAAGTTAGTCTTGATCAAGCAAAAGAAGCAGTAGCACTAAAACAAGCTGTGCTTGATTTATCTAAAAACAAAAACTTTAAAAAAGTTGTAAACGATGGTTATTTTAAAGAAGAAGCAGCTCGTCTTGTTTTAATAAAGTCAGACGACAATATGCAAGAAGAAGATAAACAAAAATCGATTGGTCGTCAAATCGATGCTGTTGGTACATTCCGTCAATACCTGGCAACACAAATTGCGCTAGGTAATATGGCAGAACGTGCAATAGAAGCAGATGAAAACACTCGTGAAGAAATTCTTGAAGAAGATTTGAGCGAATAAAACAATGACTACCGAATCTATTGAAGAAGAGCAAGAAGATTTACCTGAAAGTCTTGACGCTCTAAGTATGTCTGATGAGGATTTTTTAAATGCCTCACCTGATGATTTTGAAAATCCATTGCTAGACGCATCTGAAGGGGCTTCAGATTTGTCTGAAGAAGCGGAAGATACGGAAGCTGACGCGTTAGCGGAAGCTGACGGATCTGACGGTTCTGAAGAGAAAACTGAAGTCACTGCAGGTGCGGATCAAGAATCAATAGAAGAGGTTACTGAAGATGCTGCACAAGAAATTGCAGCAAGTGAAGAAACTAAAACAGAATCTTCAAAGGAAGGTGAAAGCAAAGACACGGACTATGAATCACAAGTCCAGAAAATACTTTCTCCCTTCAAAGCAAACGGAAGAGAAATTCAAGTAGATAATGTCGATGACGCTATCAACTTAATGCAAAAAGGAGCAAATTATAATAAGAAGATGCAGGCATTAAAGCCAAATCTGAAGATTATTAAAATGCTTGAAAACAATGGCTTGCTAGATGAAGCCAAGATTAGCAATTTAATTGACCTGGAAAAGAAAAATCCAGAAGCCATACAGAAACTAATCAAAGACAGTGGGATGGATCCACTGGATATAGATACAGAAAAAGAATCTGAGTATACACCTAATACTTACACTGTAGATGATAAAGAGATGGAGCTTGATGCCGTCCTGTCCGATTTAGAAGACAGTAAATCGTTTCAAGAAACCCTCAATGTTATTAGCAATAAGTTTGATGCATCCAGTAAAACAGTTATAGCCGAAAATCCAGAAGTAATACGAGTAATTAACGAACACGTTGAACTCGGTATATATAGCAAGATTATAGACGCAGTAGAAAGAGAAAGAGTATTAGGTCGCCTTGATGGGGTGAATGATATTACAGCATATAAGCAGGTCGGAGATGCCATGAATGCACAAGGTGCGTTTAATGATATTACTCAGGCACAGCAAGTATCTCAAAAGTCTACTGAAAAGAAATCTACTATACAGAAAGATAAAACGCTAAAGACAAGGAAAAAAGCTGCAAGCACCACGCAAGGCAGTGGCATTAAGAAGGCACAACCTTCTTTTAATCCGCTTGCAATGTCCGATGAGGACTTTGAGAAAGAAACTGCTAATAATAAATACATGTAATGCATGTATCTACAATAATAAATATAAAGGTAATACAACATGGCTACATATGAAGATCCTAACATCTATGGTACTGGTGATGACTCCAGTATTTCAGGAGATGGCGCAACACAATTTAACAAACATCATTATTACAAGAAAGCACTTATAGAAGCTGCTAAAGAATCTTACTTCGGTCAGATGGCTAATGTTCGTGCTATGCCAAAGAACATGGGTAAAACCATGAAGCAATATCATTACTTACCGATTCTTGATGATCGTAATATCAATGATCAGGGTATCGATGCTAGTGGTAAATCTGCGAACGAAAACGGCAATATTGCCAAGTTTGTAATCAGTGCTACTAACGGTGTTGAAGAAACACTTTACTTCACTGGTGTGGGTCAACCAGGCACGTACAGCTCTTCACTTACTGCTGCTAAAGCCCAAGCCGAAGGTAATGTTCGTGCTTATTTCCTACAGAAAGGTTTCAGTACTACTGGTGATACTTTCGATGAATTTGTTGATGCAGGTTGGGATGGTGATGGTACTGGTACAGCTGATGCTGGTGGTCCTGGTGCAGCTGGTTGGGACTTTAGAGTTGCTGATGACGGTTTAATGGCTGACTTTGGTAACTTGTACGGTTCGTCTAAAGACATCGGTACTATACAATCTAAGATTCCAGCTTTGTCTGAACAAGGTGGTCGTGTAAACCGTGTTGGTATGAAGCGTATCGAACTGCAAGGTTCTATTCAGAAGTTT